TTTAGTTCATAGTGTTGTATTTAATCAGGATAATTACGCCGTTATGCCAGAATGCGACCGCCGCACTAAAGAAGGTAAATTGATTTATGAATCATTTATTGCTGAATCCGAAGGCAAAGAATTATTTGTATCGCTTAAAGATTACGAATTAGCCCTAAACATTCGATTGGCTGTTTTATCACATCCGAAGGCTGCGATACTTTTAGAACAGGGCCAAGCAGAAATACCTATATTCGGTAAAATTGCAGAACTTGACGCTAAGTGCAAAGTTGATTTTTTAAATACAAAGTATAACGTTTGCATTGACCTTAAAACAACAACTAACTCAGCACCTAACGAATTTGCAAAATCTGTTTGGAATTACAGGTACCACGTGCAAGCGGCGTTTTATATGGACCTAACAAAGGCCGAACGCTTTATATTTATAGCTGTTGAAAAAGAAGCGCCGTTTAATGTTGAACTTTATGAACTTGACCCCGAAGCAATTGAACGCGGCCGCCAAGAATATTTAGCAGATATTGAAACGCTTAAAAAATGCAAGGAAACAAATAATTTTCACGGCTATACAACTGATAACAAAATTCATATTCTTTCATTACCTGGATGGGTTAAATAACAACAAACCATGACACAACTAACAAAACTTCCGACACTTCAAGACCTATTAGTAGAAAATGAAGACAGCCTAAAGCAAAACGCGCTAACTGTATTATTGAACCAAGACCCGCCTGCAAAGTGGTTAGTTCAGCATCCAATGATTCGCGATTATAAATACATACCTATTGAAAAAATAGAATATTTGTTAACGCGTATTTTTGGCAATTTTAACGTAGAAATACGTTCAACACAGATAGTAGCTAACTCAGTAGTAGTAACTGTAAGGCTGCACGTAATAAACCCTATTTCAGGCCAACCAATGTGGCAAGACGGAATAGGCGCTGCACCAATACAAACTGACAAAGGCGCAGGCGCAACAGATTGGAACGCGGTTAAAACCGATGGCGTGCAAAAAGCTGCACCCGCCGCCGAAACTTACGCCGTTAAAGATGCAGCCGAAAAGTTTGGCAAAATATTTGGCCGCGATGTTAGCCGCAAAGGCAGCATGAATTATACCGATTTGCTGAAAAAATCAGCGTTTAATGATGAATTAGAAAAATAAAAGTGTTATATTTGTGAACGTTCTGCAACCACAAAAAGAACTAAAAGATATTTAAAGCCCTGGATGATATAGGTCGTGGTTGCCCTATTGATTTCGGGGCTTAGTTTTTTAAAAAATATATTATGGAACTTAAAATTAAAGAAGAATTTAAAAAGCTGATTCCACCGCTAACGCCCGATGAATACAAACAGCTTGAAACAAATTGCATTGAAGAAGGTATTCGCGATGCTATTATAACCTGGAATGGTTATATTATTGATGGGCACAATAGGTATAAGATAGCGCAGGATTGGTGTTTAGTGTTTAAATTAGAACCTAAAGAATTTAAGTCTGAACAAGATGTTAAAGTTTGGATGATATTGAACCAATTTGGCAGGCGTAATATAAATAATTATACACGTGCAAAATTAGCCTTAGAACTTGAAGATATTTTTACAGAAAAGGCTAAAGAAAATCAGGGAAAAAGAACTGACATTTGTCAGAATTCTGACAAAAGTTTAGATTTATTTAGCGAAGAAAAGCCTGTAAAAATAAATAAAATTGAACCTATTGATACAAAAAGAGAAGTTGCTAAACTTGCTAATTTATCACATGATACTTTATCAAGAGTTAAAAAAATTGAACAAAAAGCAGCACCTGAAATTAAAGAAAAACTTTCAACAGGCGAACTTCATATAAATAAAGTTTATTTAGATATTAAAAAAGAAGAAAAGAAAGAAGAAACAATACAGAAAAAAGTAGAACAAGAAAAGTTAATAAATGAAATTGAAAACCACCCTTTAAAAGATATAGAAACAAAAATTGAAAATGGATGGTATAAAGTAGGTAATCAATTTTTATATTTTGGTAGCAATACAGATATAGAGTTTAAAGAATTTTTACCTAAAGCAAAATTTGCATTTGCTGACCCACCTTATAATGCAGGTGTTGACGATTGGGATTTTAACTATAAATGGGAACTTGATTATTTGCAAGATTTAGCCGATATAGTAGCAGTTACGCCTGGCGGTTGGAATGCTTTTAATTTCTATAAAGAAACAAATATGAATTATATTTGGGAAATGTTCTGCTGGATATCAAACGGAATGACACACGGTAAATGTGGATATGCTAATGTTATTAAAACTTCTATATTCGGAAATTCTAAAGCTAAATTTTCTCAGGATTTTTGGAAAATAAATATTAAAGTAAATGAAACAGAAGACACAAAACACAAAGGTAGAAAGCCTTATGAATTTATGTCACACTTATTAGAAATATTTAGCAATGAAAATGATACTATAATTGACGCGTTTGCTGGCTCAGGAACAACAATGGTATTATGCGAAAAAATGAATAGAATAAGTTATAATGCTGAATTAAATAAACAATATTGTATAGACATTATTAAAAGAATAGGAACTTATGAACGCATTTGAAATTAGAAAAAAAAAATCAGATGAATTAACAGATTACTTTAATAAATTTTTATCTGATAACAAAATATCATTTTTTGAAAGTGGTTATGAATTTTACAAATCACTTGAAAATGCTAATGATAAAATAAAGAAGTTAAATGATAATACAAGTAAATTTGTTAGATACTATCCTGATTTTACTTATATTGGAAAAGATAAAACTATATTGATTGAAGTTAAAAATAGTTCAGGCATAGAAAAAGAATGTTTTGAAAATTACAAAATGCTTGAAGACTTATTTAACCTTAACATACTTTTACTTTTAAAAAATAAAAAACTTTGCAAAATAAAAGATATAGTTTTTAATAAGGCAAAATCATACGATGTTATAGCTGAAATGAATGTACCTGTAACTAATGAAATTTGGAAAGAACCACGTTTACTTGAAAAGAATGAATATTATAAGTATTTGCAAAATTATAAAAATAAGAAAAAATATACAAGCGGTTGTAGCTTTGCTTTTATAGATTTTAAGAATACAAATTTTTATGATTTAGACATCTTATTAAAATATCAATAACTTTTTCTTGAAACTATCAATTTTTAATCTTACTTTTGCCATTACGGCAGCCTACTGCTTAAAACGTTCTTTCTACTTGTTAACACCATGTTACACCAATTGTAACGCATAAAACGCTGATATTCATAGCTTGTTACGCTGTTACACTTGTTACACCACTTCAACACGTATATGCGTGTATTTTTTATGTTCATTCTCACATATATGTAGAATATAGTGTAACATACGTAACAGTGTAACATGTACTATATATCAATTAGTTATATGTTACACTTAAAGTAACAACTGTTAACAATAATAATAAATAATAATAATAATATAAATAATAATACTAATAATAATATAGATAATAGCCTATAAAGCATTTAAAAGCTGTTTTAAGGCATTTTTATATTAAAGTGGTGTATAGATATCAAAACTTATTAAAAGTTGCTTAAAACGAAAATATGAAAGGAATTGCAGGTAGAAAATTGTTATTTAAAACGCCTGAAGAACTGCAAAGTAAAATTGAAGCCTATTTTGATTATTGCGAATCACGTACAAAAAAAGAAGTTGTAAAAACACGTGACTATTATGAAGTAATTGATTTGCCAGACCCAATACCATATACTATCTATGGTTTAGCTGATTTTTTAGATTGCGATGCTGATACGCTTTTGAATTACGCCGAAAGGCCTGAATTTTCGGTATTTATAGCGCGGGCGAAACACAAAATACTAACAAACAAAGTAGTTAGGGGCTTAGATGGCAAATCAAATCCTGCAATTACTAAACTTTTGTTAGGGTTCAATTATGGCATAGTAGAACCGAAGGGCGAAGCGCAAGATGACAAAAACATTAACATAAACATTCAGTACCCACCTGAAGCTAAGTAGTGCCGCGTAACATAAACATACAACTGTTTAAGCCGCACACAGGGCAAAAACGAATATTAGATAATAAGCGCAGGTTTAACTGTATTGTTTGCGCGCGTAGGTTTGGCAAAACTGAACTAATTACATCGGTTGCATTGCCGCTTATAAGCCCTGCCGTGTTTGAAGGTAAGTTCGTAGGTATATTTGTCGATGACTTTAAAGATTTTGCGCAGTCATGGAATAAGATAGTTGATACTTATAAAACTATATCAGAAGGCGGAATCATTAAACACAAAGATGAAACTTCAAAGATAATGCAGTTTTTAAACGGCGGCGTTTTAGAAGTGTGGTCTATTGGCGATGAAGGGCGAAAGGACAAAGGGCGCGGGCGTAAGTATCACCGGGTAATCTATGAAGAAACGCAAAAGATACCGAGCCACATATTAGAATATCATTGGAAAACAGTTGCACGCCCTACCTTGACTGACTACAAAGGTGAGGCGTTTTTTATTGGTACCGCTGCGGGTAAAGATAACTATTGGTACGAACTATGCCGCAACGGTGCTAAGGCTGGCAATGTAGAAAAGAATTGCTATAATGATATAGACTTACCACAAAGTGAAAACGGCAGCGAAAGTTGGATTACATTCCGCATGGAAACAACTGATAACCCAAATATCGACCCTGACGAAGTAGCCGATGCAAGCCGTGACCTTGACCGCTTAACGTTTGAACAGGAATACAAATCTGTTTTTGTTGACTATTCAGGTGAAGCATGGGTTTATGTTTTAAAGGACAAAAGCATACAACAAAAAGTATTTCAGCCATCAAAGAAAATCAATTGGGAAACGGAACAAATTTACGTTTCGTTTGACTTCAATAAAATTCCTATGACCGCCGCAGTTATGCGCAAAACTACATTAGCGCCTGATGTATCGGCCCGTTCACGTTATCGCTATGGCGTGCATATTGTAAAGGAATTTAAGATAGGTAGTGAAGAACGCGGTGAAGCATCAATCTATGATACATGCCAGGCGTTTAGGGAATGGATATTTGCAGAAACAAATAAGAAAATTGGGCGATGGTCTGATACTGCTATTTATCCCTGCACAATTCCGTTACTGATTACAGGCGATGCGAGTGGTGACCGTTCCGATGGTAGGCAGCGTGTTTCTAAAACATACTACGAAATTATACAGGAAGAATTGCAGTTACCCGCGCGGTTCTTTGTAGTGCCTAAAGCTAACCCATTACATGCTGAATCGTACGTGCAAACAAATACTATTATAAGCATGTGCCCTGACTTTCAGATTTATGAAGACAAATGCCAAGGCTTGCGTATGGACTGTTTGCGTATCAAATCAGATAACAGCCGCCGAATCATTAAAGGCAAAGGTGAAGAACGACAGGCCGACTTACTTGATAACCTTAGGTATTTACTCAATACATTTTGTCAAGACATTAAATTATAACCTTATGATTTACCGCCCTAAAATTAAAGTACATTCTAATGATGAAGTAGAATATTGGAAAAACCTAATAAATGAAAAGCGCCGACAAAATAAAACTTTGCAGCGCTGGTTAGTAATTAGCGATGTGCATCGACCGTTTCACAATCAGATATTATGGCAAAAGCTATTAAGGCTTATATCTGAATTAGGCACGAATTTACACGGACTTGTAATGGCAGGCGATTATTTAGACTTATATACTTTAGGCAGTTATAATGCTGAATCATTAGCTAACTTATCGGGCCTTACATTGCAAGATGAATACATTGATGGATTGCAGGGTATTGATGATATTAACAGCGCGTTCAAAGGTGCTAAAAAATATTTCTTATTTGGCAACCATGAAGACCGTTACTTTAGGCATATAAAAGAAAAGGACAATGCTAAGTACGGCGGTGCTTTAATAAATCCATGTGAAGCCTTATATCTTCATGAACGCGGATGGGATGTAAAAACAGATTGGCAAAGCGATTTTTTTACCTTAGGCAAACACTTAGACATAGTCCACGGCGTTTACACTTCAATTCATGCAGCAAAGGCGCACTTAGATAAAACGCAGCATTCAGTTATGTTTGGACATACGCACCGCGTTCAATGCTATCACACGGGAAATAAAGCCGCGTTTAACATAGGTGGTTTATTTGATATAAAATCTAAAGGCTTTAGCTATATGCCACGTTTTCAGCGTCAACTGTGGGCTAATGGTTTTGCCCTTGTTAATGTCGATGACCAGGGGAACTTCTATGCTGAACAAATTAACGTTTGGGCCGATAAGTTTTTAGCTAACGGTAAAATGTATTAACGTTTTGTTGAGCTCACCATATCGTTGACGTCAACGAGGTGGTCTAATTACGCCAGCGTGCAAACATAGTAGTATAAGGATGGCCGCCGCCTGTAAATAACGGGCCCTTGTAAGGCCATCTAACATAATTGCTTATATGCTGTTGCCAATGCTGCCATGGCGTTTTATACTTCGGTTCTTGAAAGTCAAGCCAAAAATAAGCCCGATGGGTTTTAAGTTCGTTGTTCAATAGTGCAACCCATGAATAGTAACGGGATTCTGATACTAAAACTGAATAGTGCCGACTTGGATGCCAGAACTTTAAGCGCTTATATTTTCTGTAAAACTTACGGGTTAACGGAAAATAGTTAAACGAATCATTCAGGATTAAACCAAGTTCAATTGTATCGGGTTGGCCGCTTAATATTAGTTCTTTAACCCATTTGGATTCTTGCATATTGATTTTTTATTTTGTCTAATGCCTGTTTATCTAATTGCCTTGCACGTTCACCTGTTACGTTTATCATTTGCCCTATTTGCTTATAGTCTTTTGCAAAGCCTTCTAAATATCTATGCTGAATAACTTTGTATTCAGAATCATTTAAATATTTGATTAGGTAGTTAAATACCTTTTCGTTATCTGACTGCAAAGCTATTGCATCAGTTTGCGAATCAGAAGCGGGCGAATATAACTCATTGCCATCATCATCGACATGGTCAAGACTTACAAAGCCTAACATATTTTTAGCCATATTGACATAGTGTTCAGAAGCCTTTATTTTTTTGGCTATATTCTCAGTTGTTTCATCATGGATATTTCGCATCTGATGCTTAACAATATATGCCTTATCGGGATAGCGTATAATATCGCGTTTACTATTTATGAAGTTTTGAATTTCTGAACGCATCTGATAAACTGCAAATGATATAAATTTATATTCATTATTACGGTCGAACTTATCTGCCGCCTTAATTAGTCCAATCATTGATTCGCTAATTATATCCATAATGTCAACCGATTGAACATAATACCTAAACGCTACCGTTATGGCAAACATCATGTTATGATTTATTAGCTGTTCACGTGTTGCTGTACGTTCCTGTTCGAATGTCAAAGGCTTGTATCTGTTGGCTTCTAATAATAAACGCTGTAGTATGCCTTTCTTTTGATGCACAACATTAAATCTTATATCAATTGCTTTCATTGGTATAGAATTTTTTAAGTTGTGAAGCCTGCGCAAAAGTACGGCGGCAAATAAAAGCATCTGAATAAGCACGCTGCCATGAAGCCAATGATATTTCAGCTTCGAATAAATCAGTATAAACAATCATAAGTCTGTAATAATTGCCAGCCTGTTCATACATTACGGTGTCGAATGGCATAATATTAAGTTGTTCCGCTGTTACGTATTCGGGTGTCTTAGTGCTAAGTATTTGAATGCAGTATAGCGTGTCTGTTTGCGCGTAACTTGCAGCGCTAAATAGTAAAATAAAAAATAGTGTTTTCATTGTGTGAAGTTTTAAAAAGTTAAGTTTATTTCATATTATACCATAAAGAATATAGATAATCATGTACTATATTATAATTTTCATTATTGTACATAATATCATCATTGTCTATTAGCCTTCTCATTTTTAATTTAGTAAAATGCCAAATGTTATGCCAGTATATTTCATCTTTTTGCGCAATCTCATTTTGTTTTTTTACGTAATCGGAGATTTGT